TCTTAAACAGGAACTGCAATAGTGCATGCTCCATGTAGGTGGTTGCTGCGTTTGACGTTGCCATGTCTTCTACTCCTTATGTACGAGGCCGATCTGGCAGACCTCTGCGATACGCATCGCTGTTTTCCCTAGATTCCGCCAAATCCTTAATTCTATTCATAGCTTCAGAAAACTGTTTTTCATACATTTGAAGCATGTCTTGCTCACCCTTCATATAAATGTACGCCTCAACCAAGGAGCCGTAAAGAAGAGCATTCGGCGCATTATCACTAAGCCATGTCGTCCCACTATCACTGCCAGCAGTCAACGAAGCCGGACGATAGTAGTAGTGAAGCTCTACTGCGTAATTACTATCAGGAGTAGGAGCGAGTATGAAATTATCTTGATCAAAGAAAGCGTAGTATTTTGGTACGCCAGTTGTGGCTGGATTAGGATTGTACTGCTGCAAGAAGTTTACGTCTTTCTGCAACAAAAACTCTTTATTGGAACTATTTGTTAAAGAAAATGAAAATGACGATAAGTAATCTGTTGGAACTGATAGGTACGGATCATTTTGCGTGAGTGTGCTTGTGGCGTTTTTACGAAACACCTCAAGATCTGCTAGCTTGAATATGCGATCTTCGGCAGCACGAATGAACACAGGCAGGTTCGTCACAAAAGACGTTTCAGCGTTATCCGTGTAATCCTGTATCGCCGTTTTTAATTGCGCGTAGGTAAAAGCCATCAAGCAATCCTTACAATTGCGCTACTTGCGTCCGCTGTCGGGAAGGTGATTGTAAAGTTTGAGCTACTGGACGCTTGATCAGACCCAAAGTCAAACACTGCAACAGCTTTGTTTGAGTCACTACTATTGTAAATTAGACAACCTCGCGCTGTAATCGTTGAGCTTGAGAAGGTCACATCGTTAAAATCCACAAACGCTGTTGTCCCACTCGTTGTCGGGGCAACTGCCGTCAGGGTAGCTCCACCCGCACTATAACCAGTTCCGCTCACCTCATTACTGGTTGTGTACGCCGTGGTGGTTGCGTCAAGACTTGCGCTGCTTGTGTACAATGCAACCTTAAAAGTGTCTCCTCCACCCGCGAAGTTATGAACACCCTCAAGAAGCTCTTTCTTGAAACTCGTGCAGACTGCTGTTGTTATAGCCATATCAAATATTCCTACACTATCGTTATGTTTCCGACCATACTGCTATGGTTAGTGCATTGATACACCAAAGATGTGTCGCTTGGTTCATGTGGAACAATAAACTGAGTCAGCCCAGTTGTTGAGTTGTAATTCTCTGTCACGCCTGTTGTAAAAGCAGATCCGCCATTAGACGTTCTAATCTGCAAAGGGTGGCTACTCACGTTGGCCGTATTGTCGATCAGATAAGTGTGACCCTTATAGAAGGTGAAATTTGGGTTGTTACCTGAAGTGGCCCCCGGTCCTGTAAATGTGTATGCCGAACTTCCGCTAGTGCCAGCAGTATACTTTGTTACCGGACCTGTGGTTTCATCATTCAACCTTATCCAAACACCGCCATGAGCGAAATAAAGGCCGCCTGTAGCGTGAACGTGAGCCACAGCTCCATGATAGGTTGATGCACTGGGCAAATCACTTAGGTTGGCATAGTAAAATACGATCTTGTTAGCGCCAGAACTTACATCTAAAAGCCCATTGGCATCTATGATATCAGTTAATACGCTAGAACTGTTTCCTAGTGCAGCGTAAATCTCATTGAAGTTATCGTTTATCTTGTCAGCGCCAGCACGGAGAGTGTCTCCGGTGCCATCATTAGCGCTCGACCCTATCCCTACTGTTTGCTTTGCCATTTAACCCTCGTCAAAAGTTTTGTTACTAGAGTCTAATGTAACGTCTGTTGAGTCAAAGGTCGATGCTATGAATGCACTTACAGACAAAGAGCCAAGACTAATAGTTGCAGACACACCAGTTACAGCTACGTCAATCGGCTGAACGGGGACAGCGCCGGAAATAGAAATATTTCCCAACTTCACTTTTGCAAATGGCGTAGGAATAAATTGTACGGTTTGTAAATTAAAAGCAGGAAACTTAATTTCTACAGAAACAATATTTTGCGTATCTGGGCGTGGATTACGCAATGCTTCTGCGTCAACAACGTTTCTAGGTGGTGTTAGCTGTGGATGTTTTGGTTCATATTCATCGGGGCCGACCAAAAGCCCATTCCATTCACGCCGCATATCTCGCAAACGATAACGAAATCCTGATCTATCAGATATTCCATAAGAATATTTGCCAGAAGCAAAACGACCCATCAACTTACCCTGTAATATTGCAAGCTAGGCGCGACAGTAAATGACGCCCTATCGCGATCCTCTGCTTGAGCGCGATCAAACTCTTCATCATATATAGACTTCAGAAGTTGAATTCTGTCAGGGGCTTTCTTAATCGCTATGTAGTAAGCAAGACCCGCTGCCAAACAAGGATAGAACCTGAAAGGAACCTCTACTGTGTTTGTAAAAGTGTCAGCGTCTTCAATGCGTGTAAGGCAATCAAAGTGCAAAACATCTGTAGAGTTTTCTGGCAATGGCCATATCTTTATTGCAGGAGTTATTTGGCGATCAATGAAAAATTGCGTTGGACGCCCAGTAGTAGATTTGTTCGGGATGCTAAGATATTCATCTCTACTAATTCTGCTCATGGCAAAGTCAGTGCCGCTACGACGAACAACCATAGACAAAACGTCTATTACATCAGTGCCAAGATTGTAATCACCATCTGAACCAGTAACTGTTTGAGTTCTTTGTGCTATTGTCCATTGATTTAAACCACGATTTGCCCAATCAGCAAACAAAAGGTTCAACGATCTTTTAGCAGTTTTCAGATCATAACCAGTGCGAACCTCCAAACCACAGCGCTCAAAGGCTTCTTCGATGTAATCACTTACATCAAGCTCAAAGTTCGTTGAACCAGAAGTTGTCATTATTTTTTAACCTTGCCGCCACCACGCATACGACGACGTGCGGCCTTTTTAGCTGCACCACCACCCTTCATGCGAGTTGCTTTTTTAGCGGCACCGCCTCCCATCATACCCATAGCCATTGCTTTTCTGGGAGAAACTTTTTTGGCAGCGCCACCGCCCATCATCTTTTTGGCCTTTTTGGCGGCTCCGCCACCCATCATCTTTTTGGCCTTTTTAGCAGCGCCGCCGCCCATCATCTTTTTAACTTTTTTAGCCATTGTTCAACCTTCTTTCTCGTCTTGCTAAGATAAGTTTGATGTAGTCTTCAGGATCGTATTGTTCATAGTATCCCACTTTTTCTAGCTTTTGACTAGCATCGTCCAATTCTGAAAGTTTCTGAATAAATATTATGGCCACTTCTGCCTCAAAAACTAATACCCATAAATCCTGCTTAGTGACAGAAAAGTAACTATTCATAGCCATGCAGGCTGCTTCTAACTCATCGTATGATCTATCTGGATCCTCATCAATACAAACAGTTAGCGCATTGTTAGAGTCAAAATTTACACACTCATCAGCGACTCTATCCCATAAATCGCCATCACACACGACAACTTTCACACGCTCATCCAACCATGCTTTTTTTGCATAAGGACAAAGCGCAAATCCAGAGTCAGGATTTACAGGCGATAAATCTTCCATAATCCAACGACGAATAAAGTCATTCATTTCTTCTTACGTCGAACAGCCTTCACCCTGCGTGGCTTGCCAGCAGGCTGACCAATGCGTTTTTTCTGGGCTATGCGAGACTTTTTTTCCGACTTTGTAAGTTCGGAAGTTGTTTTTGGAGTCTTAGAGGACACCCTTTTACTGGGGCGACAATATGGAGTCCCCCGTTTCTCACCTTTGCTACGCCCACACGCCTTGCCTGTTTTAACGTCCTTCCAGTCTTCTTTGAACCATCTTTTAAGCGCAAGACCACTTTTTGTCTTTCTAACTGCCATTTAATCCCTCGACTCTCGTATCTCTTTAAGAGTTTCCTGAATAGTCATATTCTTCTTAGCATTTGGATCATATTTGCATTGATATTCGCTTGGGACAAATTCTAAATACTCAAAGAACTGAGATTCAATAGTATTGTTAGCTCCTTTGAATATACAAACTAATTCTCTATTAGTCAGCTTCTCACACTTTACCTTGCGACAAGTAACCATTTGATCAGCACTGGCGGAGTTTGCTTTTAACAATAATATAAAGGCTGTTAAAGCTGCCATACCAACACAAACCACAAGTATCCATGCTACGATCTCAACAAACTTCCGTCTGCGCTCACGTTGGCGATACAATGTTTCTTTACGCCTTTTTCTTATTTGACCTTCCATTGCCACGAGTGAGTCCCATTTTGACTTGCCCATGGTTAAGGAAATCCACTGCTGTAGCTCGTATCGCTGCTGTTGAGCCTTTTGTTTGTTGGCGAATGTGGTGATCGCTTCCTGCTCAACACTTTGACCAGAGAAAAGCTTTTTAAAAATGGGGGGATTCTTAGCTTCTTTTTCCATCTGATCTAAGTCAGAAAGCGCACCCATCCATCGAGATAAATCGCTTGCCATAGATTCAATATCTCGACCTATAGCAAAGCCTTTTTTAAGAGCGCCGAAGGCCGCTGAAGCAGTAGCCATTGCTGATACTGGATCCATCAGTACACCTTTACGTTTTTGTCTACCGTAGCTGGTAGACAATAAGCCGTTATAAGGTTTCCTTGCCCATGAAGCCTTTTAGCAAAATATACACAATCATCCACGCTTCTAAATTTGAGCGGTTCGCCCTTCACCTTAACGTCATCAAGAAAAACGTATAAGACGAAGACATGGATTATCTCAATTTTGTCGCCTTTCTTCGACGTTCCATCACAGAGCCACACCCTCTTGCGATCATGCCGTCTTTTGGCTGATTATTAACCTTACGCTTTCTTGGCTGCATTTCGGCTGCTACTGCGCCGCCAGCCTCCATTTTCTTAGCTTTTTTCTTCTTTTTCCCACCAGTGCCATAATTAGCAGCGCCTACTTTCCTGCATTTTGCAATGGCTCCACTGGCATATGCGCTTGGAAAAACTCTGTATCGCGCCTTAACCTTATGATAACAAGCGTCTTTTGGCATATTCTTCCCCTTCTGTGGCGGGTTAGATATTTGTTTGCTCATTTGTGAGCGGCCAATTGTCATTAAATTAGCTGCTCCAATCCAGCGGCAAGCACGATAAGAACCATAGTTCCCCACATGCGATTGTCTAAAGATTTCAGCTTGTCTTGAATGTCAGCATATCTTTCACTGCAATCTGCTTCGTGTTTTTCAAGAAGCTTTAAAACTTCATCGGCCTTCATCTGCATCTCCAACGCTTACGCGCTTGTCTAAGGCGACTGTTAGGGTTTTTAGCTGCCTTGGGAAACTGTTTCATTTGCCCAGCAGAACGAGCGCAAAAAGACTTCCTGCGTTTTGCTGCTTTGCTGCCCGGCTTCACTTTACCTGTGACCGCTGTCTTCAACTTACTGCCGGGGTTTTTGCGCCTGTAAGCCGCAACACCGGCCTTGGTCATTCCCGCCCCAGACTTTGTGGGGCGGAAATTCTTTTTGTTTCTTTTAGGCATTTCGCCTTTAGAACTAGCCATAAACGTCTCTACGACAAGAAAATGGTCAGTTGATTATTAGATCCAGTGAAAGCTGATACAAACGCACCACTCGTAGCAATAATACCGTCATCTGGAATATTTAGATGATGTATTCCTGTTGGGAATGT